GCCCGGTGGCTCAGCTGGTTAGAGCGCCGCCCTGTCACGGCGGAGGTCGACGGTTCGAACCCGTTCCGGGTCGTTTTTCTTCTTAATACATTTGCTGATAATTTTACAGTTGGGGTCTTAGCTCAGCTGGGAGAGCATCTGCCTTACAAGCAGAGGGTCACAGGTTCGAGCCCTGTAGGCCCCATTGAATGTATTATTTATCAGAAAGTGTGTATAATATCAATATGGGCGAATTCCCGAGTGGCCAAAGGGGACAGACTGTAAATCTGCTGGCACTGCCTTCGGTGGTTCGAATCCACCTTCGCCCACTAAAATGCAGGTTGACAAATTGTCGTCAGGCATTTATACTAAATATATTAGCGCGGGGTGGAGCAGTCTGGAAGCTCGTCGGGCTCATAACCCGAAGGTCGTAGGTTCAAATCCTGCCCCCGCAATTTTTTATGCTTAGGCATAAGGAAAAGGCCCAGATAGCTCAGTTGGTAGAGCAGAGGACTGAAAATCCTCGTGTCGTTGGTTCGATTCCGACTTTGGGCATTAACGTAGGAGAATTACCTTTTCATGGGTGGTTCTCTTTTTTTGTATTTACATCCCCTTCGTAGGATTTCCTATATCAAAAAAGGTAGTCCTATTTACAGAAGGGAGCGGAAACTATGCAGAAAATCAGCATGACAAAGAAGAACCATCTGACAGCAAGCGAAGCATTTGAATTATTTATTAGAAAGTGTAAAATCAAAAATCTAACAGATTTATCTATTGAATCTTATCAGAAAAAAATGGTTCATTTCTGGGAGTTTTATGGGAAAGATACTTTAGTGGAATTGATTTCATCTGATACAATAGATGAATATATTCTATGGCTCAGAGAACACACAAAAGGAAATGACATTACCATTAACTCCTACCTAAGAACTATTCGAGCGTTTCTTTATTATTGTATGGAATGCGGATATGTTTCACATTTTAAAATCCAACTTATAAAAGCAGAAAAAGAAATCAAAGAAACATATACAGATGAAGAATTGTTAAAGTTGTTAAGCAGACCCGATATGGAATCCTGTTCTTTTTCTACCTATAAGACATGGGTATTTGAAAATTATTTATTAGGAACTGGGAATAGAATCAGTACTGCTTTAGAAATCAAAATAAATGATATTAACTTTAATGATGGTATGATTACACTGAGAAAGACAAAGAATAGAAAGCAACAGATTATACCACTCTCAAACACGCTAGGAGACATTCTACAGGAATATTTGGTTATACGTGGAGGAAGTCCTGATGATTATCTTTTTTGTAACGAATATGGCTTACAAGCGTCTTGCAGAACATATCAGCAATTAGTTAGACGATACAATATAAAACATAATGTCAATAAAACATCCTGCCATGCATTCCGCCATACGTTTGCTAAGAATTTTATTATGGCTGGTGGCGATATGTTCCGCTTACAGAAAATATTAGGACATAGTGATTTAACTGTGACAAAAGAATACGTTGCTATTTGGGGACAAGATTTACAGATTGATTTTGAAAAATTTAATCCACTGGATCGCTTAAAAAAGAATAAAACAATAATAAGAATGTAAGTATGAGGGATGCCCTAAAACAGGGTGTCCCTATTTTAATATACGAAAGGAGTATTCATGGTAAAATCTGATTTAATTAATTTAACGCAAAGACAATTTACTGATGTTATGGAACGGGAAGCCATAGAAATAGAGGACTATTATACACATGAAAAATATAAAGTAATATTCAGAAAATCCAGTCGAGGAGCAAAATCGAATGATTCTGTAATCATTTTCTATCCACAAAATACCAATATACAGAAAGGAACTATGTTTCTGTTAAAAGGTGAGAAGTATCTGGTAATGACAAAAGACGCTTTAGAGAGTGATGTGTATTTTACTTCTGGAGCATTTAGATGTAATGCTAATGTAATTGTATATGAAGGTAGTACTGCTAATGGAACCAGAAATGCAGCATGGTATCATGAAGTACCATTTGTAGTAAATACATTATCTGGAGTAAATCCCTCTGGTTCTTTTATAGAAATTGTGAATGGAAATTTATCTATGCACACAAGTCAACAGGATTTCTTGGATAATGTGGAAATCAATAATGAAATATTAGATTTTGGTGGACGATATGAAATTGTTAATAACTTCTTTTTAGATGGTATTCATAACTTATATTTAAAGAAAAACCAAATCAATTCCAATGATAAGTATGTGGGTATTTTATATGTGAATGATTTATATGTAGGACAAGAGATTCCATTACATAGCATTATTGTTAATACAGAAAATTATAATTCTTACAAAAAGGATTTTGGTAATGAAGAATACACAGTATCCAATGATGCAGCACAGATAAAGGATGGAGTATTAACTGCAATGAAAGAGGGTACATTTACAATTACTTTAAAAAATCCTATTGGTGGCAGAGATTACACTTCACCTGTAATTACTGTTGGGAATAAAAAACCTGATCCGCCTGATCCAGAAGAACCAGTTATTACATGGGAAATTAGTGATGATTTTGTAAGTGGCGATACATTATATTATTCACCAGAAGCATTTGGATATAATGATTATAATGTAACAGCAACACCATCTGAAGAAACAGATTTAGTACCTTCATGGAAAATATTTTTTGATGGAGAAGAATATACAGATGAAGATATTGTAGACTATATTCGGATTGATTTAAGCAATCCTTATATTTATCATTTTACTCTTATCAATAAAAGCTTAGTGGGTTATGAAATTAGAATAGAAGCATGGGTTGATGGTATCAAAATAGGGAGTACTCCTGATGCGAGAGTTCGACAATGATGATGAACACTTGATGATTTATGATGCTTAAAAAAGTCAATAAAACTAAACAAAATAATAAATCTCAGTAAGTATACTATTGAATGGCAAATGTATGCAAGATATAACGAGAAATGTAAAATCTACCACTTTTTTAAAATGCTAAAAACTCAATAGAATAATAGGGAAAATTATAATAATTTTCATCTCAATAAGCCTGCTATAATGAAGAAGATAGTGGACAATAATTATTCATGAGTTATTACAGAGTGTTGAACCAAAACTAAGAGAAACCAAAAAGAGTGAGTGTTTTTAAAATGCTAATAATTCAATAGAATAATAGAAAATTTTATAATATTTTTTATCTTAATAAGTCCGCTATTATGAAGAAGATAGTGGACACTTAACTGTTTTTAGCAATGAAAAACATCAATAAAACTAAGCAGAATAATATGTGATGGATTATCCATATATGAAGAGTATTTTTATATTCCGACATTTATAAAAACGATACCTAAAAATTTCAATGAAACTTGACAAATTTATAAATTGGAATAGAGGTACTTTAGGAAAGAAGAACAGTTAAAATTATGATGTCGTGTTTTGCGACACCATCTATTACTGATTAACGGGCGAAATTTTTCGCCTGTTGAATCTTACTTCCAAATGTATTTTAGACAGCGGAAAATGCCAATAGTGTTACAGAAAATTAAGGTTATGAATTCGTCCGTTATATGAGAGGGAAACAAAAAATGTCCCACCAGTTCATGAAAGTTATATTTGTAAAAAAATCTATGTAGACAAAAAGAAATTATAAAATATATTTTCTATTAGATATGCCCCTTTTAGGGAGAGTAAAAGAACAAAAAATGTCACGTTATAGAAAATATACTAAATCACTAAAAACTTCAATAAAACTAAGCAGAATAATATTTTAGCGTAACATAAAATACGCCCCTTTTAGGGAAAGTATTGAGCAAATAAAAAATATCTTTAAATGTGGACTCGTAGTTATAATAAAAGTATATTTTATATAGGAAATATGCATATAGTAAAAACTAAGATAATGACAATAAGGGGACGGGCAAAAATGTAAACATACTCGCCCCCATTGCTTAGATGAATAAAGTATAAAGCCAAAATTTTATGGTAAGTTTTGATGATTTTGTAGTAGGTTCAAACCCTGCCTCCTCCAAATTAAAGTATAAATCATCTGGGCGAAATAAAAATAAGGATACGAGGATTTATCCTGCCACTGGTTGCCAAAATAAATACGTTTGTAAAAGGGAACTTGTTTACACAGGTTCTTTTTTTGTTATAAAAATTTATATAAACGACATTTAAAGTAGGGACAAACAGAACTCTGTAACGAGGGCGAAGTAACTACAGAAAGGAAAGACAATGGATTTAAAAGAATTGAATTTAACAGATGAGCAACTTGCTTCCGTTGAAAAATATCTGCAATCTGAAACAGATAAGGTCAGAACCAAATATGTACAAGAGTTGGCGAAATATAAGCCAGAAGAAAAGACAGAAGCAGAAATTAAATTGGATGAACGTATAAGGGCACTTGAGGAACGAGAAAAGGAACTCATTTCCAAAGAACGCTCTGCTGCTATCGCCAGCAAATTAAAAGAGAAAGGACTTCCAGAGGACTTTGCTTCATTTATTTCTGTTGGTGAGAACATTGAGGAAGATATTGAAAAGGTAGGTACAGCCCTTGGCAAATACTTTCTCAACAGTAACTTTAAACCCGAACAACATGCTAATAACCAAGGAATCACAAAAGACCAGTTCAGAAAAATGTCCTACATGCAGAGATGCAAATTATATGAAGAAAATCCTGAACTATATAAAATCCTTAGTAGATAAAAGCAGATAATTAAAAGGGGAATCAAATGGATGTATCACAAATTGAACATTTGATTACAGCACTTGGTTTTCCAATAGTATGTGTCATTGCTTTGTCCTTTTTCATATGGAAAATATGGCAGAAAAATTGTGAGCAAAACGAAAATAGAGAGGAAAAATTGTATGCTGTAATCAGTGAAGCGCAGGAACAGAATAAGGAACTTAGCAAAACAAATTCTGAATTCGTATCGGTGCTGAAATCTTACAAAGATGATTTAAAGGAAATAAAGGATGACGTAATTTATATTAAACAGGAATTAGAAAGGTAAGGTAAAGAAATATGGCATTGGTAAATAAAAAGACAATGATTGTTCCAGATATTTATGCTTCTATCGTAACAGAAAAAGTAGAAGGACAGGTAAAAGTGGCACAATTAGCAGATAATCTTGGTTCACTAATGGACAAGGAGGTTGGCGAAACAGTTACATTTCCAGTATGGAAACGTATTAATGACGCTGAAGATATTGAGCCAGGAACCGCAATGACAAGTGTGGACATGGAACAGAAATCCAGCACAGCAACGATTAAGATGATTGCTGCTCCTGGTATCAGAGTATACGATTATGATAATGTAGTTGCCCTTGGTAACGCAATTCAGGAAGGTGCTGCACAGCAAGGTACTTCTATTGCACGTAAATTAGATATTGATTTAATCAATGAAGCAAAAAAGACAGCATTTAAGAAACAACTTGCAGCCAAGAATATTATTACAGAAGATGAATTACTTGGTGCATTAGAAATGTATGGTGATGATCGTGATACGGCTGATTTTGCAGCAATTGTAGTACATAGCAAATTTGCAACTTCCTTCTATAAGATGGATGGATTTGTAAAAAGAGATTTAACGTATGTAGCAGACAACAATGCTTCAACTGTTGTAAACGGTGTCATTGGCTCCTATATGGGTATTCCAGTAGTGCTCTCTGATAGATTATACGATACTACCAATACAGAAGGATATTTTCTTATTGTAAAGAAACATTCTCTTGGATATATGCCAAAAGAAAATCCATTTGTAGAAACAAACAGGGATGCCTCTAAGAGATTAACCGAGGTATTCTGTTCTCAAATTTACGCTGTAAAACTAATTGATGAAGCAGGAATTGTACTTTGTCAGAGCGTAGTAGGATAAAATTAAACAACATAAATAAACACAAACTTAGATAAGAGTACGCATTCAGTGCGTATCTTGTTTTTTATTAAGGGGTGTCTGACATTATGTTGGATGCCCCTTTTTTTATTTTGAAAGGGAGCATAGATGGGATTATTTAGCGGATTATTTGGAAAGAAAAAACCAAGAATATATTCTGGAAAAAATCCTCCTAAAGGTTTTATTGATGCTGCAAAGTTCGGAAAAACAAAAGGAGGATTTGCTGGCGGCTATGGTGTGTGGACATTTGGAAATATTATAGATGCACATTCATCTCCAGAAGATATTGTAGAGGAATTTGGTTTAGATGAAGATAATTGTCCCTATGGAAATTGTTATGAACGGGCATATAGGGAATGCTGGCAAAACGCAGCATTAGAAGCAATTGGACTTGTTGCATTTGGAAATGCGATTGAACCAGATGAGTTGATTGATTTTGGCGAAGTACAGGAACTTGCTTATACATATGCTGTACAGTTAGCAGAAGCATATATTGCTGGGGATGTATGGATTCCCAGAGAAATTATAGATTGGGCGTATTATGATGTGTCTGATCACAACAGATAAGGGGTGGGAAGTATGTTAAATGGGGAGCAACTGAAACGAGTAAGGGAATTACGTGGAATTAGTCAATCCATGTTGGCAAATTATTTAGGTATTACCAACAGATATATTATTTACTGCGAGCAAGGAGTTTATGAACCAGCAGAAGATTTATATGAAAGATGGATTAATGCTCTTTACTGCAATGAAATTTATAATGCAAGCAAACGAAAAGTAAACAGTTCCGCTGACCTTAAAAAAAATAAAAAACTTCTGGAACAACAGAAGAACGATAACAAGTGTAGGTAGACCTACCACTGTAAACAAAATGAAAAATGATGAGTAAAAGGAGACTAAAACAATGAGAAAGATGAGAAGATATGAAACAAGAATATACAGAATTATTACCAAAATGGGTAAACACAAACGATTTGGATTTAGTCCTCAGTGATGATATTGATAGTCTGACCAGTTGTGCTTTATTAGAAAAAGAAAAAGGTTGGAATATTCGATACTTTTATGATTTTGGACATATGTATTTTAGCAAAGAATTACTGAAAACATATAAAAAATTAGGATTAAATAAGCAGTGTTACATTGATGTGGCAGTAAAAAAAGGATATGCCATAGATAATCATGTAAGCAATTTAAAACAAGATGATTTATGGAATCAAGACATGATTAACATCAATACCTTTGGCAACTCCAGCAATCAATGTTATACCAACAAATATAGCGGAAGTACTTTATTAGAAGTGTGGAGTATATTGAATTATCCGCTTCCAGAAACAGAAGAAGGAAAAATGATTTTACTTGCAATTGACAGTTCCTTCTTGGGTTTTTATAGTAATAAATTTCATGATACTCAACATCATTATCTGGTAAATATCCTTGGATTTGAAGAACTTTATGAAGTAATTCAGCGTCATGAAAAAACAGATTTTGACTGCATCATAAATAAATATCATTTAAAACAGAAAATAAGATTTGACAATAAAAGATTAAAAACAGAACTGGACTTGCCAACGATAGGGAAACTTCTTGGAATAGAAATTACCTTGCCGTCAGGCGAGTTCATTTGTTATAGAGATTTTGAAGTTAAAGAATGTAATGTACAGCAATATCAGGAAACGAAAGTATTTTCATTAGCATTTACATATAGAAACAAAATGAGATACAGCAAGGAGATAGAAAAAATAGCATGAGAAAAAATTGGATTGTATATAAAGCCAGCATTGCAAGGGAACTGCTCCGCAAAGGATATACCATTATTGATATTAAGCCAAATAGGGAACAGCCGCTCGCAAGCATATTTATTTTTAAAAATGAAACAGGATTAGAAGAAGAATTACAGAGGTTTATTTAGAAGGGATTGCTGAAATGCATCCCTTTTATTGATTGAAATAAAAAGAAGGAGTTAGGAAGATGAACGAATATTTATATGAGATTACAAAAGATTTACCAGATGATGAATGGTATGAGATTAGAAAGAGAAAAAAGAAAAGTCATTATAACGATTATGCAGAAGTGGAGGATGAATTATGGAACACACAAGAGTCATTAAACGTATTAGATTAGCAAATTATTTAAGTGAACATGGAATAGATTTTGAATACAGCAGGATTGATTATGATAATCCTAAATATAAGGTATTTGTCTATAAAAGAACTCAAGAATTAGATGAACTGATTGAGGAATATTATTCTGAATTAAAGAAGATAAAAGAGTAAAGCAACGCTGCCATCCCTCTTTAGAGGGTGCAAAAAATTATCTATTACTTATTTTTATCTATTACTTATTAAGTGACAGTTAGGCACAAAAAGTGTCCCATTCTGTCACCATGGTAGGTGTCAATTGGGCACAAAAAATGTCCTAACTGTCACCATGAAGAATTTACTTGTGTTAGGAGAAGAAGCGAATGAGAGATATTTATATTGTTAAAAGAATTTTAGAGGATAAGCGGTTATCAGATAGAGCATTCTGTATTTGGGCTGCATTGCAACCATTCAGTCATAACAAGATGGATTTATTGTTTAGTATTGATTATATAGGTTATCTGCTATACGGTAAAATGCCGTCAAGGAAAGAAAGTATGAAGGTACAGGATGGATTTGATGAACTGGTTTCTTCTGGTTTTATTAAAATAAATCAGAAAATAGGAAAGAATGAATTCCTGTGTGATGTGACTGGCCTGTATTTTGAACGTGGATCAGAATATTTTGTGGTTATTACTTCTGATGAATTAAATACTATTATGAATCTGGACACGAAAACAGATAAATTTCAGTTATTCAGATATTTTGTCAGTTTGGTCGGATGCTTTAATCACAGCAGTAAGTTAGAGGAAGAATATAAAGGAAAAGTCTGTGGGATAGCACTTAATAATGTAAATTCCTTAATCAATAAAAGAACGGCTATACGCTATAACGAATTGTTAGAGCAGAATCATATTATCTATGTATTCCGTTTTGAGGACATTTTGTTATCTAAGACGTTTGATAACGAAATCACAAGAATTCCTAATGCTTATAGTCGATATAAAGATAAAGATATTTGTATCAAATTTGCAATTCACTATCAGAATAATTATGGCTGGAACAATCTGAAGGAACGTAAAACCAGTGATATTGCAAATGCAAACAAGAGCAGAGGCTTAGCCCAGAAATATACTGCTTTGTGTCGAGGTAAAGCATATGATTTAAAGACCATAAAAGAAATTTACGAATGGGCTATTAATTGGAATAAAAAACAGAAAACACTTTATGATGAAGAAATTTCAAAAGGAAACACACCAGAATTATTAGAAAAAGATTTAAGTATATTTGATGAATATATAAAAAATAAGGAGGAAGTAGCATGAAAGACAGAAGAAATAGTATGAGAGACAGGTACGAGGAGTGTTGCAAAATGAATAATGAAATTATTAAGGTTATTAGAGCAGAAATGTACGCCCCCGATTCCGATACGGATTATCTAATGGCATTGTGTGATGTCTGGGACAAAGCCAAAGAAGCATTGAAAATGTATGAACCACTAACAGTATATGATGATACATATGTTGAGAATGAAGGAGATACCGATGAATAGTTTGCTCGACAAATTGTGTTCTGCTACAGATAAAGAACATGCGTTATTTCTAATCTGGCACAACAACAAACAGGAAGATAAGAAATTTAAGGACTTAGAACTTCCGCTGTCAAAGGATATATATGAGGAATGGCTTACATCATCAGAAGGAATTGATTGCCAGATGATATTTGATAAGCATATGAAGAACTACCAATTATCTTTACTTTATAACAGTATGCTTGATAAGGCATTAAAGGGTGATGTGAATGCAGCCAGATGGGTTGAATCCTTTGCTAAATCCGATTATTTTAAAGAAAGTGAAGATGAAATAGATGCATTTTTGTCTGGTGTGAGCATTCCTGGATTGGAGTGATTATGGCTATATCGGATGAAAATAAAAAGAAACTGCAATGGTTGTGGAAAGATGAAAATAAAATACAGTGGATAGAAACATTCATTAAAATAGCAGATAAGCAAGGAAATATTGTACCATTCATCTTAACACCAGAGCAAAAAGCGTTTGTGTCTGAAATCGAACATGAAAATATTGTATTGAAATCAAGACAGTTAGGACTTTCTGTATGTTGTGTGGCATTGAGCATTCGTGCTTGCGTTATAAACGGAAACACAAACTGTCTTTTGGTTTCTCATAATCAAAGTAGCACCAACGCTATTTTTGATAAACTAAAACAGCAATTTTTTTCTTTACCTAAATGGTTACAGCCAGAATTGGTACAAAATAATAGACAGGCATTGACCTTTGCCAATGGAAGCAGTATTGTCTGTTTAACTGCTGGAAACAAAGATGTAGGCAGAGGAAGTACTTATAATGGGATTGTTCATTTATCTGAATTTGCGTTTTGGAAAGATCCAGAACGGCAGTTAAAAAGTTTAATGCAGGCATGTTCCGAATCTTCTCAGTTGGTAATAGAAAGTACAGCCAATGGCTTTAATAAATTCAGCGAAATGTATTACCAGTCTAAGAACAAGGAAAATAGTTTTAGATGTTGTTTTTTCAATTGGATTAACGGCAAAACATTGTTTCAGGGACAGTATGATTTGGCAGTACAGAAATATTTAGCACAGAATCAAAATATAATGCTTGCCGCAGACAAATATACAGCAGAGGAAAAAGAACTGGCCAAAATTGGTGCAACAGCGGAACAGATCATTTGGAGGAGAATGAAAATTGCTACAGAGGGAGAAGATACCTTTTGTGTTGAATATCCTTCTACAGATGTGGAATGTTTTCTCACTACAGGACGAAATATTTTTAATACATGGAAAATCAACAGGCAATTATCGTTATTAAAAGAACAGACGATAGATATTAAGAAAATACGGGATTTGCCAAAACAATTACGTCAATGGGTTAATAGTGGCTCGTTGAAGATATACCAAATTCCCAAAATAGGCAGACGTTATTGGGCTGGCATAGATGTATCAGAGGGAGTAGGACAAGATAGTTCTACTCTCTTATTATTTGATAAGGATGGTTTTGAATGCTGCTCTTTTAGAAATAATAAAATTAAAGCAACGGTGTACAAGGGGCTACAAGCGATAAAAAGAAACAAGTGGTTTGATAGAGTGGAAAAAGTATCAGATTTTCCACTCTATTTTTACATAGTCGCTGGTTGCGCTGATTGATGAAATCAGGCTGTCAGCGGCTTTTCGTTTGTCCTCAAAGCTGATATGCTCCCAATCGTCCAGATACCCGGACAGTAATTCAATCTGCTGGGAGGACAGCGTTTCAACGGACAGGTCTGCAATCGCCTTGGACAGTGTTTTGCGGCGGTTGTCCAAATCCTCGATTTTCTTGTTGGCGTAGGCAAGTAAAGTGGCGTTGGCCCCGGTCAGCGTATCAAGCAGTTTTTCAATCTCGACTTCTACCTGTGCAAGCTCCACCTGATAGGCGGTAATCTTGGGATTTACTTTTCCCTCGCCGCCCCGAAGCAGTTTGAACTCCCGGAACTTTTCTCCCATAGCTGTGAAAATGAACTGTTCAAACTCATTCTTGCGGAGTGTGCCGCACCCCGGACAACCCTTGTGGTCGGCCCGCTTGGAACAGCGGAGGTATTCATAGCCAGAGGGGTTATGGGTCGTTTTAAGTGCGTACCCGCATTTCCCACATTTGATTTTCCCGGCCAGCCAAGTGTTGCGGGCCTTGCGCCCATTCTGGAAAGTGATGTTTGTCATCAGCTTCTTGCGGCATCTCAGCCAAATGTCGGAGGATATGAAGCCCTCATGGGGAGCGATCACAAGGATTTGATCTTTCAGGCTCTTGTCCTTGTCCTCCTTCACATCCCGGCCTTGGTAGAGATAACAGCCGTTTGTCCCGGCGAAGTCGGCGGCGTCATTGACCACCACAGCGCCCTGACTTTTGAAGAACTCATACATTTCCAAGTCGGCCTGTGCATAGACCGGGTTGCGTAGGAGCTGGGACAGGAAGGGGCGTGTCAATGACTTCCCATATACCTTGATACCCTGTTCCTCAAAATACCGGGTAATGTCCCCGAAGGAAGTCTCGGGCTCGGCATACATCTCAAACATCAGGCGCACATGGTTGGCGGCTATGGGGTCGGCTACCATCATCTTTGTGCGGATATTCTCTACCACCGTCGGCTCCAAGTCAAAGCCATAGGGGGCTTGGCCGCTCATGTGGAAGCCTTTCAGGCACCGGGAGTAGTAAGCGTCCGTGACACGCTTCTGGATTGTCTCCCGTTCAAGCTGGGCGAATACGATACAGATATTCAGCATGGCCCGGCCCATCGGGGTCGAGGTGTCGAACTTCTCTGTGGAGGAAACAAACTCCACATCGTATTCCTGAAACAGCTCCATCATGTTCGCAAAGTCCAGAATGGAGCGGCTTATTCTGTCCAGCTTATAGACAACTACCCGGCGCACCTTGCCTTTGCGTATCTCCCCAAGGAGCTTTTGAAACTCGGGCCTGTCGGTGTTCTTACCGGAATAGCCCTTGTCTTTGAAAATCCGGCAACTGCCTCCCTTCAACTCATACTTGCAGAAATCAATTTGGCTCTCAATGCTGATACTGTCCTTGCGGTCTACGGATTGTCTTGCATAAATTACATCTTCTCTGATATTCATGTTGGGCTCCTTTCCTGTGGAATGGAGCTACCAACCTACAAGTATATTATACCATTGATAGCCCCGCAGGACAATGTTGTCGATGGTCAAGCAGGGCTGTCCCCGGCCCTTCTGTACTTGCTGAACACTTCATACAGACAGCGTTCAATGTCTTTCTTCCGCTTCTCCTTTTCCTTCGGGGAGAGTACCGGCGTCAGACTTTCCAGCACAATGCTTTTGCCCTGAAAAGGGACGGTCTTGGTTTCACTCTGATAAGTAACGGATTGTACCATTAAAGCCTCCTTTGCGTAGTTGGTTGACAGCCAGCGTTTTCCCGCATTGTCCCGGTGGGGAAAAGCGAAAGGACAGCACCCGGTAAAAGGTGCTGTCCTTTCGTTCTGCTCCACGCTTCGGGCCAAGTTGGCCCGAGGTTAGGACTGCCAGTTTTCGTAATAGTGCGCCGCTTCCTCCACAGCGCAGAAGTCAAAGACCTCGTAGAGCTCGGTAAGTACCCGCCGAATGTCCTTTGACTTGAAGCCGCAGTTTTCCATCGCCTTGATGACATAGCCACGGCAAGCGTTATTGCTCCATTCCTCATACAT